ACCGAGATGCCGAAAACGCCCCATGGTATGACCGACTGGCTAAAGGTTTCTTCAACCCAGTCCAAACGGTCACGGGGATGGGCGCTATGCTTAAGGAGCTCAACGACACACGAGCCAGAGTAAAAAAAGCGGAGGCCAATGCACCCTCAGAAGCACAACTTTTGCGCATGTATTTGGATTCAAAACAAAAAAAAGCGTTGCAAAAACTCAAACGAGCGGATAAATCTACCGAGGAGATGCATGATCGCACCTACTACATCGGTGACCAGCTCACCTGATTTGCCACTAAATGGCCCAATTTCCAAACCAAACAGAACCAATGAATATGAATAATGATGTATACTTCGTGCAATATGGCGATATTAGCCAGAAATATGAGACATTAGAGAAAGCGATAGAGGCCTCTCGAACGATTGCTAGACTTAACTTAGGAGGATGCATCAACATCCTCAAGCTGGTGGGATATACTCAATCCCCAGCGCCTGCCATACAGACAATCGTATTTAAGGATGAGCCACTCCCTGTCTACCCCAACTAAGTTACCCTCATTTGCCCTCAATTTCCAAACCACAACAACAAAAATGAAAGAAAATATGCACACAACCTGTAACACTATCGACGGATTACCAAACTATGTTCTGACAGAGTCGGGATTTGTCTACAATTGGAAGACTGGAAGACGTTTGAAGCGTCACTGGAGCTCAAAAGGGTTCTTTTCCTTGATTCCCGTTGGCCAAGGACGCCTATTTCGGCTCTTCCACAAGAATCCGAAGTTCAAACTACCTGAAGATAACTGCATTCCACCCGATCTACGCATGATTCCAGAGTATCCCAACTACGGAATCACGCCATATGGTGCAGTATGGAGGATACAGGGTAAACGACAGGTGACTCCGCACATGGTTCGCGAAGAAACGAGAGGCAACCTAGCTTTTGTCCAGCTCTTACACGCCTCAGGTAAGCGCCACAACAAGTGTGTAGTCAAATTGCTGAGCCAGATTTGGGAGCAGCACCCAGATGACGAAGATGACGATGGCTAATATGACAAATATTAGGTAAATACTTGACACTAACCCAATCATTGATACAATCCACGCGAATGTCCAATCTCCACGAACTAGATGGTCTAGAGTTATCACCCTTTGATGACAAAGGGAAGCGAGTAGAATCACGTCTTCGTGATGCTAAGAGCGCTATCTCGATATTCCAAACCCTATTACGGGCTGATGAGGGTAGTTCCGTTCAGCGCATGAGGGTTGACCAAATGTTCGACGGAGTAGCACCATACAATCAGGCTGAGCTCACTGCTTCTGGACAGGGTCTCAAGACCAACTTGAATTTCAACGATGGCCAGCGCCTACTTGATATTGCCTTGTCTGCTTACGTGGACTTGGACAGCTCTTTGGAGCGGCTCGTTGAAGTCTTTAGCACTGTCGGCGAACGTGGAGCTGCCAAGGAAATGGAGGACATTGTTGCCGAGGAACTTACACACCTCATTCGCAGCTGGCCAGAATACCACAGCAGCTACCTGCGACTCTGCACCACCTTCATTAAACATGGAGTGGGTATCGCTTACTTTGATTCACCTGATGATTGGCATTTCAAAGTAGGTGGCTTTAATGACTTCTTGATCCCACGGCAAACGCCTGCAACTGAGCAGGCGATTACCATTGCTATTGGTCGCCGCAACTATCCGCTCGATGAACTGTTCCATTTTATCGAAAACGAAAAAGCGGCAGCTTCTGTTGGTTGGAATGTTGCGGCCGTCAAAAAGGCCATGCTGAAGAATGTTACGACTCAGGGTCGTAACAACCTGTCGACCACGACTATTGCAGACTACGAAAGTCTACAAGCTGAGGCCAAGAATAATGACCTCTACCTCGGCATTCAAAACCCTGAGGTATCCCTGCTCCATTTCTGGGTGCGCGAAATCGATGGATCTGTTACCCACTGCATTGCCCCTGAGAAAGATGCTACTGAGTTCCTATACCAAAAGGTCTCCCGCTACAGCAATCCTGAACAAGCATTCATATTCTTCACCAACGGTGTAGGCTCTAATGGCACATACCATTCGATTCGCGGTCTCGGCCAGCGGATCTTCTCGCATGTGCAGACGAGCAATCGCCTACGCTGTCAGCAGATTGACGGCGCTATGCTCGCATCCTCGGTGATGCTTCAACCAGAGAACCAACGTGCCTTGGACGAATTACAGTTCACGTTCTACGGTGGCTACTCGGTGATGTCTCCCAACGTCAAGATTGTCGAGAAGGCAATCCCGAACCTTGCAACTTCCGTAGTCCCCGCCCTACAGGATTTGTCCCAACAGCTTGCGTTGAATACTGACACAGTCAGTCCATACGGAGCTATGCAGTCTTCACCATACCGTAACCAGATGCAGGTTGTATCCGACATGGACGTTTCGACACGTCTCTCGGGTGCTTCTCTGAATCTATTCTACGCCAGCTGGAATCGCTTGATGCGCGAGATCGTGCGTCGAGTCGTAACCAGCACCAAGCAGGATCGATATGTGAAGGAGTTTTATGCCCGATGTGCCAAGAGGAATGTTGACGCTAACTTCATCAAGAAGTTGGATGTTGCGCGGACTCGTGCCATCAGATCAATTGGTAATGGATCTATGGCCAACCGATTGGTCGCCCTCCGTGAGCTCCAAGCGATGAGTTCACAGTTTGATGACGTAGGTCGCAAGAATCTGACACGCGACATTGTCTCGACAAGGGTGGGCTACGATTTGGCTGATCGGTATGCACCGAATCAGGGAGGCGACCGCACAGCAACAGACACGAAGATTGCGATCTTCGAGAACATGCAGCTGCAGGTTGGTCAGAACATCCCAGTAATTTCGAGCGAGCTACACGGGCAGCATTTGCCAGTCCACATGCAGCTTGCTCAACAAATGCTCGAAGCAATTAATGCAGGTCAAGCTGATCCACAACAAATGCTTCCCGCACTTCAGGCCGTTTACCAACACATGTCAGAGACGATTCAATACGCAGGTGGAGATCCTGCTTTGGGTTCGATGGTAAGCTCAGCCAACCAGATTTTGCAATACGTTGAGGAAGCCGTGAACAACACGATGAAGGCTCTTGAGAAGATTCAGCGTGACCAACAGTCCGAACAGGAACAGCTAGCGGCCGAAAGTGGTCAGCCTGCACAAGCGCCTCAGATGTCTGACCTCGACATTAAGATGCAGCGGGCTCAGGTTGAAATGCAAATTGCACAGCAGAAAGCTGAGCTTGAAATGTCTCTTACACAACGTAAGTTCGAACAAGAACAGGCGATGAAAGATGCACAAAATGCATTGCGCTTCCGTCAAATGGAGCTATAATCTCGCCACACCAAAAATAAATCACACATGAAATTACCACCTAAGGCTACTAGAGTGTCGCTACCTAAACCCCTTGCACAGTGGTTTGGCGACATAGCCACTATTGAACAATATCGTGCACTCATAGACAGTCCAGTATTTCAAACAGCTGTAGCCACGCTCAAAGAAGCAGCGTCACCATCAAGTGGTGCGCTCTCTACTGAGGCTAACCAAAACGCCATGCGCCTAAACTGGCTCGCTGGCTACCATGATGCTTTCAGGGACTTACAAAAACTAACAAAGCTCCCCGTTAAACCAACACAAACACCACAAGAATGGATGCACATTCCTCAATGAATGATAGTGCTGGGTCGCAAGATCCAGTAGCCGCACTACCCGATAGTCCGTCCGAAGACGTTTCTTTTGAAGCATCTCTCGAGCGGGCTTTTGCGCAGCTCGATGAACCCGAAGAAACCACTACTCCGACCCCCGATCAGGAACAACCAACCCCAGATCCCGAACCAGTCGAGAATGAAACCACGACCGATGACCCTATCGAACAACTTGAGGGTGATGTTGGTAACGACTGGACGCCTGAGGCAGCCAAGCGATTTAAACAACTCAAACAGGAGTTAAAGGAGCATAAGTCCCAGCTACAAGAACTGCAGCAATCTAAGACTCAGTATGAAACTCAGATACAGGAACTCAAAGGACTTACTGAAAATAAGGACTACGAGCAGCTCCAACAAAAAGTGGAGGAATATGAAAAGCGTCAGATGTTTGTTGATCTCGAACAAACACAGGCTTATCAGACAGCCATTGCCGAACCGATTCGCGACCTTCTTGGACAAGCTGTGCAAGTAGCTGAGAAATATAACGTCGAGTCTCAATTGCTCATCGAAGTATTGAGTATGCCCGATGCTGACCTCCAAGAGGAGCGCCTCTCTGAGCTTATGCCACAGGCTACTGATCGGGATAAGTCAAAGATCTATAACATCTTAGAGCGAATAGAACCATTGGTTGAACGGCGCAATCAGATGATGCAGGATACCAAGCTAGCCCTTGCTGAAGCCAAACTGGTCGAAGAGCAACAAAGCCGCGCCCAAATGGCTGAGCGAGCTCGCTTGCGATCTTCGGTTACACGCAATGTTGTTGAGCGAATCCAGCAGAAGTTGCCCTTCCTTGCAAACATCGAGGGTCTTGACATCAACAAGATCGAACAGGAATCTGCATCGATTGATCCCAATGCACTTCATAGCGTCGACCACGCATACAATGCAGTATCGGCCAAGCTATTCCCTAAAATCATTCGTGAATACGTATCCTTGAAAAAGGAATTCGATACGATCACAGATCGATTGGCTGAATACGAAAAGGCAGAACCGCAGATGTCTGGTAGATCTAATACAACTAGATCGTCGCAGACTAGTGGATCATTCATTGATCGAGTTGATGCTGCCTTTGGGGGTATGTAATTCAGCGGTAATAAGCGATACACACAAGGCTGGTAAGTTATTCTTACCAGCCTTTTTTATCTATTGACAAGTCTGAAAAATATGATAATTTTTCTCTGTCAGCGGTGGTTGCTCTAGCCATTAAGTAGTTCTAGACCAAAGACAAAACAACTCGGGCTTAGTCCCACTCGAACTTGTCGGTTGCTCTAGCCATTAAGTAGTTCTAAAACTGGTTCACAACATCTGTGTTAGCTTCCTTATCGGGAATATTGATACCAATCCAAACCATTTTTTAACCATTTGTTCCTTAACGGGAACACCAGTTTACAACCTTAACTTTTTACTACTATGTCTACCTTCGATCTCGCAAGCGGCGTAACTGCCATCAACACTATCTTGGCTGAAGAAGCCAACCGCATTGGTTCTGATATCTATCAGCACACTCTCCACACTTCTCCTTGGCTCGACCTGACCAAGCAATCGGCCTTTCCTGATGGAATGGGTTATCAACTTTCGACTCTGGTTTATGACCGTGCTGTTGCTACTACCGCTCAAAACGGTAACACAGCTGGCGTGAACTTTACCGCCGTTGGAACTCTCTCTACTGGTGGCAACCAATTCAACACCTCGATTGTTGGTGGTCAGGCTCTCGATGACGCCGCTGACAATGTTCAGGGTGGTCGTGGAACTGGCAGCAATGACAACCGTTCGTATGTTCAGTTTGGTAAGCAGCTCAAAAAGTATTCCTTGGAGCGTGGTATTATCGAATCCCCACGTATCTCTCTAGAAGACTTGCGCTTCGCTGCTCATCGTCAAGACCAACTCCGTGCCATCATGGATGTCATGACCCAAGTTACTCGCCGTTCTTGGGAAAACCGTTATCGTGACGAGTATGAGAAAGTAGCTGCTAACCTCGTTCCTTGCCTTGCTTCTGCTACTCCGTTCCTCACTTTGGTTGATAATGCTGGTGATGGCACTGCTACTGATCTGTTCGAAGGCGTCGACCTCAACGGTATCAAACTTAATACCTCTGGCGCAGCTAACGCTGACGTAACTCCTACTGCAAACATCAGCAACGCGATCATGGACAAGATCTACTATCGCCTTGTTCGTGCTGGCGCAGGCACTAACGCTTACGGCCGTGAGAATGGTCGCCCAGTGTTTGCCGCTGTTATGTCCTCGGAAGCTTCTTACCGCCTCATGACTGAGTCGGCCGCGATCCGCGACGACATTCGTTACAACAACTCCCGTGTATCGGAACTGATTGCTCCGCTTGGTGTTGAGAAGTCCTTCCGTGGCTTCTACCACTTGGTAGACGACCTTGCTCCTCGCTTCAGCTACAACGGTACAACTGGTATTATCTCAAAAGTAGAGCCCGAGACGGTAACTGGTGGTGTCGCCAAACCAAACCCTTCATATGATAGCGCTTCCTACGAAGCCATGTATATCATGCACCCAGAAGTTTGCGAGGCCTTGATTCCAAACCCACTGAGCGGTTCGAACGGTCTGACCTTCAATCCTGTTCAGTATCGCGGTCAGTTCAAATGGACGAACATCCTCAACGAGATTACCAACCCAGATGGAACTATTGGTTTCTTCCGTGGTATCCTCGCCAGCGCTACCAAGCCAATCAAAACCGAATTCGGTTACGTGGTCTTGTTCAAGCGTGACGATGCTGACCCTGCTGCGTAATTAATCTAGCTAGCGGGCGCTACACACTGTGGCGCTCGCTGGCTCTTTTTATGCATATATGTTTTAATCGCATTATGAAAATCTAATTACATTTAAACGTAACACAATTATGGGAAACTATCTAAACATGCCCGCTTCTTCTGGAGCAGGGAAATCATTTGTTAATTCAGCTGACAAACAGATCGGAAAAGCAACAGGCGAATACGAAGACGAAGACGAAATGGAATTTGACACCTCTGGTGGTGGCGAGCCTTTGCTTCGTGACCCTAATGCGTCAAAACTTCCTACAGGTAAAGCGCTTGTAGAGCAAGGTATGGCTGAGGTCGGTGAATCGATGGACGAAATGGAACAGAATCCACCTACTAACGTGCGGAATCCTGACAACAAGAAGACCCCACCAGTAGCTGAACCTGTTTATGATCAGTCTCTTGTAGCCAACTTGTTCAAGACTACCCACGGGTCTACCTTCGATCCAAAATCCAAAGCTGATGTTAAAGCGATGGCTGAGATTGAAATGTTGCTCGAAGATATGGGTGGCAAGCTTGGTAAGGTAACCCCGAACCAGTTTGCCCTGCAGATCTACCGCAAGTTCAAATACCTATAATTTATGAGTAGCGTTTACATGTCAAAAGAAAATGGCGACATGACAGGGGACAAGTCCTACGAGGACGAGTCCCCTGAATACGCACATGAAGCTCATGAATTCATAGCTAAAAAGCTTAACCAGATTATCCAAAACGCCAAGGGTCTCCTTCATGCTTGCCAGTGCAAGTCTGAAGAATTGATTGAACCCGAGGCACAAGAAAGTATCATTCTCGCCTGCGACCATCTCGATAGCGTTCATGACTATGTTATGTCTGAAGATTCGTATGAAGAGTCTGGACAAGAGTCTAAAATGCCAGTAGGATTCGTCGTTGCCGTAGAACAAGCAATGACACCCAATGGCCGCAGCACAACATAACATCATCGTCAGCAGAGGAGCAGATTTCGGTTTTCAGCTCACAATTCGCGACTCTGCACAAGTAATCGTAAACGTAGCTGCTGATACTTTTACAGCACAAATACGGAGAGCGCCCAAGCAACCCTTGATCGCATCTTTCGTTTGTGATGCAACGGGGGCAGGTAGTACAGGCATCGTGACTTGCACTCTACCCAAGGCACAAACACTCAAACTTGATGGAAACCTCACCTACTATTGGGATCTTTTTCGCCTTACAAACAGTAGCGGACTATCCGATATGCTCATCAAAGGAACTGTCAAAGTTGACGACAACATCACCATCGCATAATGCCACTCCAACCCTCAACAACACCAAGTCACGTTCTAACAGTTTCTCAACAAAACTACGGGCTAACCGTTGAGGAAAATAACTGGGATCTTGCTCTAGCATATGCAGCTGTCTCGGTAATGCCTAATAGTGTAACGAGTTCTACGACAACGAATTTCACTTCGGGGAATGTGCTTTTTGCCAACAGCGGATTTGTCGGTTCGGTATCTCGCAGCGGCATTGACACCCGCGCTTCATTTCCTCCATCGAGTCATACACATGGCAATATTACCAATGATGGAAAAATTGGCACTACTTCAAATCTAGTCGTAATAACCAGCACTGCGGGTTTACTGACTACTAATTCACGCTCTGGGATCGACACCAGAACATCGTTTCCTAATGACGATGTAACTGCTGCAACATCCGACTCGACTGCTGGGACAATAGTGAAAAGGAATAGCGATGGAGCAATTAGTCTTGCTTCTTCAAATTCTGAAGGAGTAACACTCGATATAGTTAATTCTGGAGGCCCAGATACTAGCAGCGCAAAAGCAATACAAGTTCAAGCAACTGGAACTAACGGAATTGCTGGAGATTTTATAAGCAATAGTGGAACAGCAATTATCGCTACGTCAACTACTGGAACTTATCATGCAAAATTTGGCACTTCAGGGGAAAACCGATCAGCTATCGAGCGTGTTCGCGGTTGGTTTGTTTGGTTTTACAGCACTTTTACGGGACGACTCAAAACAGCAAACATTACAGCAAACCGTGATTGGACTTTACCTGATGCTTCTGGAACGATTGCCTTAACAAGCGATATTGTGGACAGCGTTACAAGCGCAACAACTAGTGATGGCACGGCAAACCTATCCATCTCCAATGTTACCACAGCAACGGCTATTCTATCTGGCACTGGTGGTTCGCCATATACGACAACATTGACTGGTGGTATTAATTTCGCAAATCGCACTTTGTCTTTTCCAGATAGGAATGGAATGTTGGTTACGGCTAGTGACTTAGCAAACTCGGCATCGATTACTGCTTCAACTACAAATGTTGATAATACGATTGTTTTACGAGATAGTGCTGGGCAGGTTACATTTGGTGGCTTAAATATATCAGGCAACACAGCCTATGGATCTGCGACAAATTGGACATACGCAGGAAGCACAGCAGCAACACACAGAACAGCTTTAGGATTAACAACGCTCGCAACGACGACCCCAGCGGCAAACGTAGCAACATTTCTGGCAACGCCAAGCAGCGCGAATCTTGCCGCAGCGGTCACAGGCGAGACTGGAACAGGCGCATTGGTTTTTGGCACATCGCCGACAATCGACGCACCAACGATCAGCGGCAGCGCGGCATTCACATCGACGACTCGTCCGACATCGGCGGGAACTGGAACGCCATCGGCTACTAGTTTGATCACGGCAACAGATCGGCGCACTGAAGAAGTGGCCGATCTTGAAAATGTTTACTACCGTCAACTCATGGCGCACGAGCTAGGTGTATGGGTTACAGTAGGGGTATCTCCGTCAGGCGTCATAGACGGCAACCATCGCTCAGGATGTCGCTTTATTGGCACGACTACACCTAGTAGCGCATCCGCTCTTGGCGGTGGTATAAAATACCGAGACGGAAACATTACGGGCGAAGCGTTTTTCTCGCTGACTTCAAGTGTTGATTTCCGATTTTTATTCCGCAATTCTTTGGCTGCAACAAATTTGGACGTGGCTTATTTTGTGTCTTTGCGAAGCAATACATATTTCTGGAGCGCGTCATCAATCGGCTTGTATCATGTTCCTCAGCCCGCTGCTACTTGGGCGGCTACAACAGCTTACACAGTAGGTAACCGCATCAACGTCAGCGGCATTGTTTACGTTTGCTCAACATCTGGCACATCTGGATTAACACAGCCGACATTCAGTTCAACCATAAATGGAACAACAAACGATTCGACGGCAGCTTGGCGCACTCTCGGGCCTCATACCTCAGACAAGTGGGCATTAGCATTCGTGGACGCATTTGGAAACATAACGCTAACCGATACTGGAGTCGCATGGGTTTCAGGCACGATCAACACGACAGCCCTCAGACTTAGGTCAAACGGATCCAGCGTCTTTGCCAGCGTCAATGGATCAACGGAAGTCTCAGTATCCAGAGGCTCGCTAGTTGGCGCAACCCCATTCATTATGTGTCGCGGTGAATCAGCAACCACGGCTCGCATCGCTGGTCTTATCTGGACAGTCGAAACGTCTAACATCTAACACCATGCTCACACCTAAAACACAACTCGAAAAAGACCTAGCGGAAAAAGACGCTGGTATCATCCGTGCGGCTACGGCTTTGCACTACGCTGGAACCGTTATTGCAGCAGAGAACGCACAGTTCTGGGCTTTGCCGCAAGAACGCTTGCTTGTAGTTCTTAACGACAACGTAGAGCGTACACTGGCAATGTTTGCAGCCAATAGCTTAGCAGGTAACGCAATCAATTCATTGCTCGACCAGCTAAACAACGAAGCGTTAAGTCATCGCGCACCAGTTACCATGCCACCAAACTGGAGCTTTGAAAACGGAGTCTTTGCATACACCGAACCACAGCCTGAGCCTGAGCCACAGCCTGAGCCAGAACAACAACCTGAACCTGAGTTACAGCCTGAGCCACAGCCTGAGCCACAACCAGAAATCGAATCCAATGATTGAGATTGAACAAGCCAAAATGTTGAGCTTTTCGCTCGCTGCCATCGCCTCACAGTTCGGCGGCATCTCACTCGCTCAGGTCATGCCAGACGGACTCGACGTTTGGCTAGAACGAGGCGGCACGGGCTTGTGCTTGGTCTTTCTGGTCTTGGCAGTCAGAGCATTACGCGCAGAGCGTGACGAGCGGCAGAAGCGGCTTGATGCAATGCACGACCGAGAGGTTGAGTCTGCGGCAATGTCTGCTCAGTCACGTGAGAAACTCAGCGCGGCATTGGACAAACTCACAGAGGCAGTGAACAAAAAATGATAACACTCGGCACAGACTACGCGAAAACCAAGGGCAGCAATGTCTATCGTTACGTCACGAAGCGGATCATCGCCACACCGATCCCGTTCTTCCATCGCAATGCGGCATTCTGCGATGGCTCTGGGCGAGTCTGGGCAAAGATCGAAGATGGCGTTCTGTATATCTCACAGGGCTACGCATGGAACGGGTGCAGTCCTAAAAGAAAAGTGCTAGGCGTGTGGCTCGGGACTCCCGACCATCCCAGCAACGTCCACGCATCGCTGGTGCATGATGTGCTTTTCCAGTTCTCGGCGACGAAGCATTTCAAGCTAACATTTGAGCAGGTCAACGGGCTTTTCCGCTCGCTCATGCGCAAGGATCGATACCCGCTTTCAGAGATGTATTATCAAGCGGTCATGGGATTCGGATTGGATTTCTGGCAGAAAGATAAGACTGTACACAGCAAAGCATCATGAGCATGTCACCGAAATCTGTTTCGTTAACATCGAGCAAACCTTGCAATACCAATGGTTTCACATAACAAAAAGCACCATGAAAACAATCGCAGAATCATTAGTCATCACCGCACTGACAAAGCTCGGAGTCAAAGAGAGCGGTGGGAATAACAAAGGCAAGGAACTACAACCGTTCTTTGCTGCTGACAACTATAAACCAAACGCAACCGATGATGGTTATGCTTGGTGCGCAAGTTTCGTTTGTTGGTGTTTTCAAGTAGTTCTTGCGGGTCGGTCAGTAAGCTTCAAGCGGCCGACGACACCGAGTGCATTTGGGTTCATCGATTGGTCTCTTGCTCAGGATGCAAGCACAAATACCAAGTATGCTCCAATGGGTGACATCAAGCGCGGAGATTTAGTTGTATTCAAATTCTCTCATATTGGTATTGCCATTGGCGATGCTAAAGATGGCAAGATCCAAACCATCGACGGCAACAGTAACGCCGCAGGATCACGCGAGGGTAATTGCGTCACGAAGAAAACGCGGTCAGTCTCGCAAGTGAAAGCGCGTATCAGAATCAAAGGCTAACATAACCGTATGAAAATCCCCAAAAAAATCAGCATCGGAGGTATTGCATTCAAAGTGCAATTCGTTAAATTTGACTGCGACGATTACGGCCGAATGGATTTCGACCAGCGCTTGATTCTTGTCAATCATTCGATTAAGCACAATATGCCAATGGTCGTTGAAACGATACGACATGAGATGGTTCACGCATCCCTTGCCGTTGGTGGTGTATCCTTCTCAGTTGACTACGATGAGGAAGTAATTGTTCGTTGTCTGGATTCTATCTTTTTTCCAGCGTGGGACAAACTAACCAAACGATAATTCGCACAATCTAGTTGACTTTACGAGCAAACTTATTAAAGTCGCCCTATGCCATTACCGTTAGCACCAAGAAGGCAAGACAATAGGTTGTTCCCGACACCAATTATTGGTGACGTCCTTTTTTCTGAGTTCGAAGATTGCACAAGACGCCCGTTCCCAGAATATGGAACGGCGCATCCTGATAACAAAAAATGGCCCTACCATAAGCTCGTCTACATTCTTGCGGTTGAGAATGAGCGTGATGGCATGTTTCAATTTTTCTACGCTGCAGAGCGAGAAAATCAAGATGACTATAACTGGGAGTTTGATAAAGCAGATATCGGTGGAGTTCTCTTTGATGCCGTAACACGCACCTACGTAACTTTGCGTGATTCGTTTGATGCTGCATCTCCTGCTATGGGTGCATCGATGCCTAACATCCCTGTGGACAAGTTCTCAGGAACTTATGTCTTAGCTCGACGCAAGCAGCAGCGTATAGGCAACAGGGAGCTTGATTCCATTTTCATCGTAGACCAACACACCTACGTCAAACGCTGCACGATCAAGAACATCGGCACTGATAGTCTGAACGGTTTGCCACTGCTTTCTACTGAGACGCTTTACTTCTCTACCGAGGTAGTCACTAGCTCTATCACAGCGGCTGCTCTTTTTGCAGCACCCACGAATGCCTACTGGGGTCTCCAAACTAATGGCTATGTAAGGACTGGACGCCAACTATCCTGTGAGTGGTATCAGATTACGGACGAGCAACAAGTAGCAGGAACTCTAACTGGCAACGTGATTAGTGTTTCGTCTTTCAACACTACTAAAAACTACTACTGGCCCCCAGTCTTACCAAGCACAGGGGGTGTTGAATTCTTGAACTGGGCTCGAAGAGATGGTAGTGTAGAAATCCATCCTCGTATTGTATTCGCACTAGATGGGTATAACGGGCCTTGTAAGGCGATAATAGCTAAAACTTGGTCAAAAACGCCGCAGGAGGTAGTCACACCAACGCAAATGCTACCTACGCCAATTAACTACAGTTCTCCATTCTTTGACCTTAACGTGCCTGAGTGTTTACACCCAGCGATTACTTGTCAATGCAACATCGGAACATCAGATCCTATTTATTCTCAAAACGCAGCGAGTAGCAAAACAACGGCGCGAACAAACCACCTCGTCTGGCCCGCAACAATTATAGCTGCCGACGATCAAGAGCCTTATCGTGGGGGTTATCTGCGCACCCAAATTACAATTTATCAACCGAGTAATACTAACGTGGGATGATCCAAGATTCTATCAAAAAAATACTAGGCGACCTGATCAATAGTCAGGATGTTCCTGATGTTCGTGATGATATCGCTGCCCCATACGCTATACCCCCAGCAGCTAACAAGGGGTCTTTTCGTCAACTGCCTCCGCTTAATAGTAGATCTCCTAAAGCCGAGTGGAGAGACGCGTTCAAGCTGGATTTTGGTAGCGGCGGAGCTCGTGTTCATCGAGGCCAACTAGAGTGGTTTGTTACTACATTGACCTTTGAGAAAAAGGCGATCTATGATGTGAACGGAGTCTTGCTCACAGACGTAAATCACTTGGTTGAACAGGCGGCTATTGAAGGAGTTCAGACGATGAACATAAATACGGGTGGGCCTACACTAACGCCGTTGAGTCCGTGGCTTCAGTTGGGTTGGTTTGGTAATGTCTATGCTGTTGTCGAATTGGACGAGGGGACAGGAAAGCCTACTAACTTAACTATTGAGGGCCCTAATGTCCCTACCGTGCGAGCGATCCCAAGATTGGATGAAGACCTATCTCGTGGGTCTAGTGTAGGAGGGCGGTGTGGCTACTATGTCCTTCTTGGTAACGTAACTACTGGGTCTCCTGTTAATCAAGCACATATAGGCCCACTTCAGTGGTATCTAGCCTTCGTCCCTGAATCTTTAGGGTCTGTGGCAAGTAGTGGTGGCAGCAGCGCCAGCGGGGGTAGCGCCAGTAGTGGTAGTAGTAGCGCAAGCAGCAGTGGTAGTAGCAGTGGTAGCGGTGGCGGTAGTTCTAAGGATACGGCTATTGTGCCACACCCTGATGGCGGATATTGCAAATGGTATGCGATGGAAGCTGCTGAGGTTTTGTTCTTTGACTTCCAAGAATTTGAACTACCACGAGGGAGGCACAGTATCGAAGTTGACCCCGTGGTATCCTTCGGATGTGAGCCAAATAGCTTGAGGGCATGGACTTCTCCTGACGTAGGAACGTGCCACGCAACCGTTACCAGTGGCCGAATCCGACTCGCTGTTCGGACTCCCCGCAAAAAGCAGCGCGTTCAAGTAATGTTGAAAGGGGTGCGTCGAGGCTTTGCTAATGTTCGAAACGCCCATGCAACTTTTGAAGATTTCGTTGACAACGAATGTCGTCTTAACCCAAGATTGTCCCGCGAACAAGTAATCGCTGAACTTGCTAAAGTCGGCGTAACAAAATAAATTTATGGCATTAGGTGCACTCGGCAGTCCTAAATCAACCTCTAGTGGGTCGGCATCTTCCCTCTCAGGAAGTAGTAGTTGCGTTCTCCCATCACTTGTTACAGTTAATTGGGTGCGGTTATCATATCCACTTGGTGTACCAACAGTATACTCAGGAACAGCAGCTTTAGTAACTGTCGGTCTATTTGCTGGGCTCTCTTATTCTTGGACAGGATCAGGACAAATTATTAGCCTTTTCTGGAACGGAAACCGCTGGGAGGCGTATAGCGGCGGCGTTGAACTACTAGCTATAAGTGGCCCAGATTATTGCGATCCAACAGGGGCCTACACCCCAGTATTCGTTGATGTTCTCTCATTAGCAGTATCATAATTATGAAACACACAATCGTAATACCATACAGTCCCTGCTTCGGGAAATTTAAGGACGGAACAGAATTGCGTTTCTGTTTGCGCGGATTACATAAACATCTGAAAGGAGACTTTGAGATTGCTATTGTCGGCCCGAAGATACCTGATTGGGTGCAGGGTGTTACCCATATTAAGCAGACCGAAGGTAGGTTAAAGACTGCGTTGTGTATGGCTGCGGAAGCATATCCTGATGGATTCTCGTGGTGGTATGATGACTCCGTCCTGATCAAGGATCAAACTATTGAGGAGATCAAGTTGACTCCCGCTAAGGAGGTTCGAAGACCACCACAAACAGTATGGACTAGAAATCTACTAGCGGTTAGAGATCGCCTAGTTGACGAGGGGTTTTCCGACAGAGATTACAGCACACCACATGGCCCTTACTTCTTTGATAAGCGCATGATTGATGAATCTTTTGAGGACTGGCCAGACATGGCTGGAAAGTTTCCATTTGAAACTTGGATTCTGAACAAGCGCAATGCCCCTTGGCAATCATCCGATGCAGTTGCCCAATACTATGGGGCATTCAACAACCCACCAAGTGACAGTCGCATCTTTGTAAACTGGTGTGATAATGGAATGACTCCTGAATTTATGGCGTGGATGCAGAATAGATTTCCTTCTTCATCACGTTATGAAAAAGTAATCTTGGCTTCTGATATACCAAATAATACTACAGGTGCTACGGGCCTCATGACTACACACAACCAAAGCATTCCTATAAACGTCGATGAGATTACAATGAATAAGCCACAAAATACTCGAATTTTATTTACCGCTCATGAAGGTTGTGACCCTCGTGTATGGGCGTGGTGCGGTCACGGGATCAAAGTTTTTGCCAAGAGTCACAATGCGACGCTCATCGAGTTACCTAAGTGCCTAGACCTCAACCCTCAATGGGTTATTTTTGATGCCTTCAAACGAAGTTTGTCTTATCCAGAGACTAATGAATTCGCTTGGGTTGATGGTGATTTGGTTATTGCTCATCCTGCGACCAACATTTGGGAGCTTTACCCAAACAGTTTGCATTTGTGCGTGAACAGAGAGGACTACAAAGACCGTCTGCGGGCTCGAATGAATATGCCTGATAGTATTCCCAATAACTGCACTGGTGTCATCAAGTGGAACTACGCTGAGGCGCAAAAACTTTCCGATTGGTATGATAACAACAAGCATAGATTTCCAAAATCAGACGGCGATCAAGAATTACTCGGGGTAGCCCTACATGAGACGGGATTAAAGACCGATTTCTTCCATCCAAAAATGCACGTTGCTGGGGCTAACCCACCAAAATTGACTTCATTTAAGCACAAAGGAGGCCCTGCTAAGCTCAAATGGATACCGAGATTCATCAATGACAATAAGCGACTAGGTATTAACCCCCCAGATAATTTTTTAGATATAAGTTCTCAAAATTGCACTTCAGAATTATTTACTGAGATATTCAAGAAACACTTCTATGTCGGTGAGTCTTGTTCAGGAGTTGGGTCGAGCGTACAAAATACTGCGAATATCAGAGCTGCCTTACCCACAGTTTTTGAAAAGCTATCTATAAGGTCTTTGGTCGATTGCCCTTGTGGTGATTGGAACTGGATGAGTATGGTTAATCTGGATGGTATTAACTATACTGGTGTGGATATAGTGAGTGAGTTAGTCGAGTTAAACAAATCAAGATACGGAAGAGAAGGTGTCTCATTTATGGTTGCAGACATTACCAAAGACTTACTCCCATTTGCTGATATGGTGATAGTGAGGGATTGTTTTGGTCACTTACCCGACGAAGATATTTTGAAGGCACTGCATTTATTGAGACGCAGCGGTATCAAATGGCTAGCTTCAACTACGTTCCCAGCTGCCTCCAACATCAATATCTCAGTCGGTGAATGGAAGCCGATTAACCTGTCGACATGCCCCTATCACTTAGGCGAACCCTATGAGTATATTAGGGAAGTTGAGTCTGGTAAACACATCGGAATATGGAAACTAAACGACTGATCCTACACTAAGCCTATAAAACCCAACTGTAAGGAGAAACGTAATCCATAATAGGTTGACACCAAATCAGATAAGAACTACACTCCCGCCATGCCAGCACTCACCTACTCTCAGGTTGAAAGTTAAAGACAAAAAAATACTTAAGAGTCTGGAAATTGAACGATTGAACCTACTTTTGAATTGGGCATCGGATTCTGTAACCCTAAAAGCTACTATAATCTTATTGACTTTTTGGTCTAATACCATTACTTTTTGTTGATGCCAGCTCTGACCGTAAAAGCAATAACGAAAGCTTTATCTGCATATGTCCGCCCAGATGAAGATATTGTGTCCAAACTCAATATGGTCATGCCTAGGCTATACGCTACTGGCATGTGGCGTGACTTGGTTTTTGATTGGACTATCGAAACGGACAACGATTATTTCTCCCTCCCAGAACATGCTGCTGGTTTGTTGGGAGCGATGCTCGATGATGCTCCAGTAGATATGCAGGCACGTTGGCATGACTACCGAATCGGTGGCTATGCTCGCGAAGGTGTTGCTCCGATCTTTGGTGTCGTAGATGATGGCTGGTCAGCAGTCAAAGAAGACATCGTCGTAGAATCCACAGCAAATCTTTTCCAGTTTGCTATTAAGCCGATCACTCCTAATACGACCCTCCCTAGCGAGGGCACAATTGTGGTCGAGGGGTGGCGCAGCAATGGGTCTAATACAGACAAGACGATTAAGACATCTGAAACCTTTGCCCTGAATGGCTCAGCACAATTACTTAGCGCTCATTCTACGTGGGTCGAGATTACTTCTATCTTCTTCGAAAGCGTCTATGTCCCCGTCAAAGTTGCTACGAATGACGCTGTTGCAACTACGCTAGCCATCGTTCGCGGTGACGGGGTATCCCGTTATCGCCGATTCCGCTTTGCAAACCCTTCTGCAGTAACCCGTGGGATTAGACTGTTGCTTAAGAGATTATGGGAGCCCGTATTTGTGGAATCCGATTTCATATACCTCGGTAACATAAACGCTATCAAGCACGGCTTGCTAGGTCTTCTTGCTGAAGACAACGCTGACTTGGAACGCGCACAGTATCACTGGTCGATTTGCAAACAGTTGCTAGAAGATGAACTTGACGAAACTCGTGGAGCAGTGAAGCCAAAAATCAGGCTAGCTCCAGCAGGCAATCAAAGTCGCGTTCCGAATATCATGTAACCGAGAGACTTCCTAAACACCAATTCGAGCATATGCCAAACCCAACTAACTTCCAACAAGCAGTCGAGAAACGGCTGACACAGCCTGCTGCAGATTATGGTAAACGTAATGACGGGACAAAGAAAGGCAAAGGCTGGCTAGGTGTCATTGACTTGGGTGGTGGTAACGTAGCCACGGAATACACGACTCAATCTGATGCCGTAAAAGTAAATGGGCAGCGCGTAGATTTTCCTACGCTCGTTCCTACGCTGACACCAGCGGAAATCGAGGCGATGAAGAAAGTCATTTCTAGCAAAGGTGAGATACCTGAACTAATCATGCAGAAGGCTATTGAACATGCTCGCAAGCAAATCGCGGCGAACAAATCAGTTTTTGTTGAATAGGTCAAACCATCCTTGACCTACGCTACACATCTTATACTAAAGTAAAAACCCCGCTGCGCATTTTGCACAACGGGGTTTGTCTTTTGCAGTTGATCAGTCCTCGACAACTAGGAGATCGCGATCATCCGTAGTCATGTCATACTGCTCCTGCAGATTGATTTGCCAGATCTTACCACCACCGTGACCACTCGATCTGATCGGGCGGATACGCGAGTTGACCTTACTGGCTTCTTCCAGAGTGCTCATGCCTCGGCGAACGAACTCAAGGTTGCTGCTCATACCTACGCTGCGTCCATTGTTGAAATCATGCAATGCAACTTGGAACTCAGTGAGTGTCCCACGCCAGATTTGCATGTTCTCATTGATGTCTCGGCAGCGCTTGGCGAAGAACTCTACCAACTCTGCGATGGCACTGCGGTGACTGTTGTCGTAGGCAGCATCAGCAATCGATGGGTCAATGAAGCTCTGCACACCGAATCGGCCGACATCGCGCACTCCAGCAGGAACAACGAAGTCCAGTAGGAAGCGGGCGAAATGTGGCAGCTCATCGAGAATCATCTGCTCTAGAACCTGATTGTCAGGGAAGTCAGTCGTCGCATTATCTCGCACTCGGAGCGCAATGAGCTTATCTCTATTGCTGCTATCGAGCGAAGGAATAACGGACAGACTGTTGGCATCCATGTTGAGTGACAGAATTACTCGTCCAGTCCATGGCACTGAGAGCGCATCTGCATACTTGGCTTGATACTCAACCCGTGGGTTAGCTACTGAGCGCTTGAGCAACTCTGTAGCCTTACGCTGATCCTGAAAGGATGCAGCCGATGTGGTATCATCGATCACCCATGCGGCTACACGTCCCAAGTCTTTGTTGAACTTAGTCTGTCCGCTGATGTAATCGCTGGCGTCCGCAAACCCACCTACCAATGTGCCGATGACTCGGTTTGACAGAAGAGATTTACCTCGTCCAGTCGCCCCTACCAAGACGAATGCTTGACCCTGCATGAACTTGCGATTGTAAGCAGCCATGTAGAAGCGCTTCAACCATGCATAGAAATACTGGATCGATTCAATCGTCCCACTATTCTCGAACAACTGATTCAACCATTTGTGGAGGAATGGCCACTTTGACGGATCACCATCTGTGTCTGGTTCAACAGGTTGGTTGTTTGCACAGTTCAGGATTCGGCTACCGTTGTAGGATACAACTCGGTCTGGTGAGAACACAACAGGTGCGATCTCATCAATCCGATTCTGGTTACTGATGACGAGAATAGCGCTCTCGATTTCTGACAAGGCCTGACCCTGCTTGTGCTTTGTGCTGAAGCCTGCTTGGCGTAACTCTAGCATGAGCTGATCTTTGGGTATTGTAACCGCACTGTTGTGTAGCACTTTGAAGAAGCTACGTCCGTTGAACCAATACTCGTCCAGAAGAGTGGACAGCTTCTTGTGCTCAAAGTCTTTCGTGAACGACGAGCCAAAGATCTCAGCCCACGTTACGAAGCCTTTTCCAGCACGGTCACTGTAGCAGACCATACCGTCATCAACGACTTGGCAACCATCGCGGTCGATTCCGTCATCGATCCAGAATAGGCAGCCCCTCGAACCAACTTCGAAGTCTCCGACCCAGCGATTCGGGAATCGTTTTTCAACCTCAGCTGCGATGACATCGATTGGAATGGAAGTCTCCGAAGACTGTGGTGGTTTCTCAGCAGCAGCTTTTGCAAGGACTCCCTGCACAAAGTTACCGTCGAGCTGACCGTTGACCTGTGACCACTCGCAACCGAGTTCGAAGTATTGATTAGCCCTCAGGGATGTGCTATCGAAGCCAGCGAATGCACGACTGAGTTTCAATGACTTCTCCATGTATTTCATGAAGGTGTCAAAGAGCTCAGGAGCAATAGGTATGGGCTCGGCGAATTCCCAGATCAAGCGCATGTATCCAGACTGGGTCTTGGTTTTCCATGTAGGCTGGTTAACACCGAAGCGAGCGAGAATATCGTCGTCCAATGTCTTCCAGTCTACAGCCGCATCATAGTCAGCTACGACACCATAGATCTTGTTTACTGGGTTGTCGTTGCTGATACGCTTGCTCGGCGCACGTCCTTCACATGTGCTGTAAAAGACGTGATCCGTTTTTATGTCAGCGCACCATTGTCTGTATGCTTGCTTTGTTGGGAACGGCGGAACTACGGACGTATTCTTGCTGAGATCGCTCACTTTGTTCGCCTTGGCGTCACGGAGATTTTTGATATATCTATAAGACATCATAAGTCGGAGTGGTTTATTTTTTGTAGACTTGACTGATATATCCCTCACATGCCAATGGTAGATCTGAACACCATGATGGTGGTGTAGACATGATCCTGCTCATGGTCTTGAGCACCTCCTCAGCATCCTGCTCATCACACTCCGCAACGATTTCGTCGTGAACGTGAAGAATTACATTGATGCCAGCTTTTTCAAGCTCGAGCATCATGTGGCAAAGAATATCTCGTGCCATTGCCTGACTCGCATTCTCGGCCAAAATTCCTCCCCACAGTTTCATGGGTAGTCGTTTGCCGTTGCGATTCATGATTGCAACATATTGGATTCGACCAGTCCCGTCTTTGGTAGCTTTGAGCTTACCGTATTTGAGAGACCTACCTGAAGCCAGCTTGATCGTATATGGTTCAGCTACCGTGTAAGTAGAACGCAGATCGTTGTTCAATTTTGTCCAGTAGGATGGGATCTTATGTAGCTTGGTTCGATATAGGTTAACAGCTTCTGCCGCCTCATCGAATGGCATATCATACATCTCAGCAAACTTAGCTGCACCCGCGCCATAGCCACAACCTAATACAAGTGCTTTGACCTTATGTCGTAGTGCTGGGTCGGTCTTGAGTAGACCACGCTCTTTTGACCACAAGCCAAATCGAATTGCAAAGGCCTCGTAGATGTCTGGTGTTGTCGCAATCTCTGTGAGTGTATCGCGGTCACCTGCTAGCCAGCATAGTGTTCGCACCTCAATGTTAGACAAGTCAGCAGCGACTAGCTTCTTACCAGCTGGAGCAGCAATCATGTGCCTAATGTTAGCGCCGAACATTTCGTTACGGGGCAGGTTCTGCAAGTTGAGATTTCCACCACTACCGCTGAAGCGACCAGTGTGTCCGCCGAAATACATTATACTACCGTAGTATCGCCCATCAGGCATCGTAGCAGCATCAAAGCTCTCGAGCTTAGAGAGGATAGTATTGATTCGACGCCAGTTGATAACTGACTCGATCCATTTGTATTTAGAACCGTTAATCCGTAACCAGTCCTGTGCCTCGGCATTAGTCGCAGCAAGGGATGCTGGTGGCTCAATGCCGATTCGAATACATTCCTCATCGAATGCTTTGCGGCTGAGCAGCGGCTTATCTCCGCTCCAAGGTATATTCTGCTCGGCTTCGAATAGAGCCTTGCGGACTTTACCTAGGTTCTCCTCCATCAACGAGATATCGATTGGTAACCCGCGCTGAACTACTTTACGGTTCATGTGACTTATCTCTTGCTCGAACTGACTCCATTTGGGTGCATATTCTTGCCAGAGTCTCAAGCACAACTCCGAGTCTTTCAGAGCATATTCTGTCACCTCATCTTGAAATTCTACAGACATTGTTTCCCAGCGTTTACCAGCCATCAGGTTACGTGTCTCTTTCGACACTTCCAGATTGAACGCTTGCGCAGAAGCATTCTTCAGTGATCGCGGGAGACCACAAGCAGCAGCCATGTCGGCTGTGCAGTGCCAAGCATAGACTTCAACCTTAGGCCACCATCCTTGGTTAACACCGTAGAGATAGAGGGTTTCGTCAAAGCTTGCATTGTGGCTAAGAACAGTAGCTCCGTTTAGGATGTTCCAATCAAACTTCGCTGGGTGTCCAACGTAGCTGAATCCATTATCGCCCACGATAGATATCATGTAAGCGTCAAAATCGGGATGCGAAAAGTATCCCAGTGTGCCAAGCGTCTTTATAGAACAGTGCTTGTCGTAATATGTTTCAAAGTCTAGTGCGTAGGTTTCCATAATTTTGTTCAAAGTTAAGCCCACTCCGCTGGAAAATTGGGCGGAGTGGGCTAAGGTTGGTTAGTGTTTATTTAGTGGCTTCTGCCATATTTGGATAAAGCTCGGCGATTTTCTCTTGCTCAGCCTCAGGATAGAGATCGAGTTCGAGTTGTCCTGCATTTGTGCTATCAAGGAATGCTTGATAGGTTTCGCGAATAACTTCAAATGTAGAGATGATTTGTTGCAGTTGTTGTTTCTGCTTCTTCATCTCGTTAAGCTGTGCTTCGACTTGTGCAATCTCGCCAGCGATGATTTTTGCTTTTTCTTCTTGTGACATAATTTCAGACTCTATTGGTTAAGTTATTATCCACCGAAGCTAGCTAAGAATTCTAGAACTTCTGGCTCTGGTGTATTCTTGGTGATAGTCAGCGATGGGCTGAACCAACTGTATTTGCCTTTGCTCATGCTGGAACTCTTGAGAGACCAGATTCGACCAGACAACGAAACACCTTTGTTAAATGCTGCGAAAGTCGCGAGGCATTTGTAGGTGCTGCGATAGGCATTCTTGGAGACGTTGATGCGACCAATTGCATAGTTATCACCACCGATTGGGAATGGATAAGCATCGTCATCAGTATTGCCTTCAGGTTGTTTGATGAGCATCGTGATCTCAGCGAACTCGATCATCTCATAGTCACCATCAAGTGCGATAGCATCTGCGCGTTCTTTCGACCATGCGATTTGTGGGACAGTTTCCTCTTCAAAGGGAATGTCTTGTCTCCAGCCTTTTTGAGCAGAAGCCACAATGACTTCTACGGGTTGATCAGCAAGAGCGACGACATCCGTTTTGTTGACGACGATTGAGCCAACAGGGGCATCAATCTGACTCATCTTTTGGATTACGTTGATGCGTGGGATATCGATATCTTCTGCATCAATTTGCATTCCTCCGTTTACGGTAGTGCTCAGTGCTGTGTTTTTTGCAGTGATTTCTGCAACCTGCGTGTCCGCTTCAGCGGTATTATTGTCTTTAGACATATATGGTATTAGTTTGGTGTTATTGGTTTAGGTCAGACTTGCGATTGTGAATCGTTCGTCGGAGAGCGCGATAATACCCGCATCTTGGCAGGCGTCAAGAAATTTTTCTTTTTTTTCTTTTTTAGTTTTTCCAACACCCAAAGAACCTACAGCTTCAGCCATTTTTCCGAGTGGGAAATTTGCTTCTTTGAGGATGTCCTCCATATCAACGCCATATGATTTGGCGATTTCGATCAACGTCATGTTATCTGTGACGGACTTGACTTTACCCATTGAGCGGAGCTTGAGACCTTCTAACGCCTCACCATTTTTCAGTGCAGCGAGGGTGCGCTCTTTGACAGCTGCAGCCCAGTTCTCTACGATCTTGGCAATATGATACAGCTCAGGTAAGTGTTCTTTATTTTCAAGATCTGATAGGTCGACATCTGGTAGCGAGCTGTTGATTTTCTTAGCAACAGCAATGCTCAATCCGCCGAGGGCAGGACAACCATCTTCATGTTTGCAGAAGCGGCAATATTGGCTCGGTGTGCAATCATCGATATCCATTGTGCCTTTCGACCACTTCGGCCGAACGCGCTCTGCAGTTGTCACGATAGTGCTGAGCTCCTGCACGAGGCTCGGTAGGTCTGAGCGGGTAAAGGTATGGTGTAACGATTGGTTGTGCTGTGGGACGTAGAAGACAAATACGATCTTGTTCAGCTGCGGGTATTTCTGGAAAGCTCCAATTGTATACGCCTTCGCTTGGAAGTTCTTATCTGGTGGATCAATAATCGAGATACCTGTTTTGTAGTCAGCCATTACTGCTTCACTGCCATCTCCGAGAATCAACAGACGGTCACATGTTCCCCATGTTTTAGTTCCAATCAATTCTACAGTGACTTGGATCTCATTGAGCTCCTCCGCTATTGCTTCAAAGTTCGACATGAACTCAGCCTCCATCTCAACGATCTGCTGGTATATTTCTACTTCCTGTTGGCTGTGCAGCGCAGATGGGTCTCTGACTTCCAATGCTTCGTGGATGCGCGTCCCCATTTCGGAGGCTGCTGAATTTCCGCTTTTGCCTTGGTATCCTGCGCACTGGGCTACATACTTCAGGCTCGATGGCGAAAATTCGGCATGGCCTCTATCTGTGTGGTTTACGTTTTCTATACTCATAATTGTTGTGACATGTTAAGTGGGTAGTTTTTGTTCGGATTCTGTCTTCGTGCGGTATCCCACAACGCGCACACCCCCGAGCATACCATCTGGATTTCTATCAAGATCTGGGATATTTATATAAGCCAGCTTAATACTTTCTGATCCCGCCTTGATAGCTTCGTTAATAGCTGTTTCTACGATGCGCAACGTATTGATCACTTGGTTGGTTGCGGTTTGTGAGCAATCAAGGGGTTCACCATATTGAGGGGTGAACAAGCGGTGTTGCAGACAGACGGTAGATTCGATGGTCGTATAGTTGATATTTTGTATCATGGTGTTAGTCTAATGGAGTTAAAAAACAAGGTGTATGTTCACCGACCCAAGCTCCCAATTGATTGAATTGGAAATATTCTTCTGCCTCTTCTTCGGTCATGCCTTGGCTGACTAGCGACGAGATAATCTTGGTGGAGTCATAACATACGATTGGGCTTTGTCCCATGCGGGTAACGACTCCGACGATACAATCATCATATCCATCCATGATCAATAATTCGTTGGCATCGTAACCTGCGTCTTCTAATTTCTGTTCTATTTGTGATTTACTTTTCATGGAGCATGTTATGGTTGGCGATCTTTTTCTGGATGGACTCAATGACTACTTCTTCGACTGTCCCGTTGGCAACTAAAATCTTTTGCACGGCATCACTTTTTGCACCATTGCGGTGGATACGGCCGAGTGCTTGCATGTAGTCTTTGTCGTTGAACGTGGGGCAAATCAAGGATACCCGTGATCTGTTTCCGTTCAGGTCGTGCAGGCTAATGCCTGTGCCACCAGCAGCGATGTTGACGACAATCACATTCGTCTTATCGGATTGGAAGTCATCAATGATCTTCTGTCTCTCGGCAGTCGACTGTCCACCAACGATCTTTTCGCAATGTAGCGCAAGTGCAAGCGCCTCGGCAGTCTCGCGGAAGTTCATAAAGACAACAACACTTACCTGTTCTAGTAAGAGCTCGGACACCATTTCGGCTATGTCGTTCACCTTGAATGACTCGGCGAGCTGTCTGGCTCGAAGCAGGTTCACGAGGACGTGCTCACTGTCTTCTACTGTGCCCAGCTCGATGTATCGCTCGATGATCTCTGGTGTAATGTTGAGGCTCTTGTAGGCTGCGTGTATTTTGCTGAGGTTGGAAAACTCAATGTTCTCAACAAAGACCCTGTTCTTGCGGAACGAATCTGGGAAGTCCTCGACAGTAAGTCGTTTCGCGTTGCGGGTGTAGAGCTTATCGCGCAGAAGTTTAAGCTTGTCACGCTTGCGTAGCTCCCATGCACCCCATTCATTTTGCAAACAACCATGTTCCATCATCCAGCCATACCAGCTTTTGAGTGGCGCTTTCGCCTCATTCAGCGAATGTAACCCAAGGGCATAGCCAAGTGCTCTCATCTCTGTGGGGTCTTTAGCTGATGTAGCTGACATCAAGTGTATCCGAAACTTGTCTTTGTGCAGGGCAATTACCATCTGCGCGTTTTGCGTGTATGGATTCTTTGCCTTGTGACACTCGTCGATGAATCCAACTGCACCCTCTGGTAGCTTCCAGTTGAATATTTTCTTACCACGCTTTATTAGCCATGGGGTCTTGCCTGTTCGTAGTTTTTCATAGTTCATAACGAACAACGGCTTCAGCCCACAAGCGGCAGCTTCGCGTTCCCATGATGGGATGACTGCCTTTGGGCAAATTACGAAGAACGGTTTGCCTAGCGTATTTGCAATGTGGCAGGCGACGATTGTCTTGCCCGTGCCTACATCTGAGGTGTCTAAGGTGTTTACGTTCTGGTTTAGGCACGATACAAAAAAGTCGTGTGCTTCTTTTTGTTTAGGATATAACGTCTTCATTTTTTCTTTTTCTTCATTTTTTGGTGGGATCTGTTTACGAGGTGGCCTCGTTTATTAGAACTATTAGAGCTCGCTGGAAGGCCTCGATCTTTTGCTGGGACTCATCATTCATCTTACACGCTCCAAGGATTGCATTGATGAATGCAGTGCGCCCAGATGGTCGGTGTAATTTGGTGCTGCGTATAGACAGCTCAGGAGTAAATGCGATTACCGACCAACCTGATGGATAACGCTCATCTGTCCGAGACTTAATCTCGACTAGAGTTTCGCCGATCAGTATTTCTTTAACGTGACTTTTCATGTAGGGGCAGCTTCATAATGCATCATTTACATTTCGTCAAATAAAATCTCGCAATGAGAAATGCATCGATCATCCCATCGTGGGGTGTCGAGCATCGCGGAGTCGCCAGCCAGTCTTGTTTGGGAGATAATTTATCTGCAGTTAAAAGCGCGGCTATTTTGGTATAGCCCTTTGGAACTTTACCGAGCATCGCTTTCTGCCAGTCGCGCACCTCAATTCTCTTGATCGGGATATTTTTGCATTCGGACATCCCTATAATTTTTCCAAAGCTTATGGCCATGGATCTCATTGCCTGTGATGAGCGAGCGTGATTGAGTGGTTCTTCAATCGCGATCACGCATGGGGTATTGAGATCCATGATCCATGTGTGGATTCGCTTCGGGTCTACTTCTCGTTTCTTTTTGTAAACAAGGGTAGGCATTGGTGCTTTCGCGATGATGCTTCCATCATGCTGCGAGATAGCACACAACCCACCATCGAGACCGTTGTCGATTCCTACAATCATTCTGTTGGTTGGGACTCACCTTTAGTTAGCGCGTCAAACAAGCAGGACTCTTTTTTGACACCAATAAGGAGTAATGTAACTTCCCCCCAGTCAGATTCAAATTCACAAACTTGCATGTTATCCGAGATATCTTTTTCAGAGAGGTGCTGTGCATATTTATTGGCTTGCTCAATAAAGTATTCACTTTCACCATAATAAATAAACCCTTTTGAAAAATGATCAACAGCCCAGCGGATATACGCTAAAGGCACATCACGCGGTTTTTGCTTATTAGATGATGGGTGGCTATTAGCACAATCGAGTGCGGCAAGCTTCTTAAGCTCCTCCTCTATACTATCTGTAGAGGGCTCGGTTTGCTTATTTGCTGGCCCAATCCGATTCTCGATCATGAGTGCTTTACCAAGAATCGCATAGTTAATGATGTCTTCGAAGGCATCATAAACTGATTCGTCAGCTACATTCAAAGAGCCGTCAGTTGCGAATGTTTTGATACGCATCATCTTGTCTTGAATGCGGAGCAAGAGACCCATGACTGGGGACATCCCTAGTGCGTTCGACATCTTGAAATTAGCAAGGGCATCATCGCTAGTCAGCCCTCCGCTATAATCGTTGTTCTTTTTCTCCATGACTGCGTAACATTTGGCGCAGGTCGTTTTGTGTAGTTGTAGTAGTGTTTCAGTATTCATAATCAGGTAAACAAAAAAGCTGCACATCTGGGCATATTTATGCTCAAAATGGGCTAAAATAGGCTAAATTGGGAGAGAATCTGCTCGAATCAATACGCCATGTCCGCTGGCTGGTGTGAGCAGTTTAATGTTTTTTGGTAAACATTGGATGTATCGAACCTCGCGCATGTTCTCTGGTATCACTCGATACCAAAGACCCTCTGCCTTGGAAGTGCCGAAGGATGGTTCGCGTCCGTCATCATTCCGAAGAATGAATTCAGGTGATATCACAGGTGCTCGGTTGGCAAACATGTGGTGGAATATACTCGTAAAAAATAAACTGACAAGAATAAATTCATTATTCTTCACATTCATCATCGGCCATCTCGGCATCAATAATCTGATTCTTCATGCTCTTGACAGTTCCATTGCCTTTATCAGCTGCACCGTTGTTGAGAATTGAGATGTCAATTGATAGTTTACTAGTGCCACCACCCGTCTTTGCATTCAACCCGAGGTTACGCCGAATCAGCTGATCAAGCTCGCTGAGCTCTCGAATTGTCTTGGGTGGCTTGAGTCCACGGATGCTGTCCCGCAAGAGCTTAATACCTGCCGCTGCAACGTAGTGCTGATACTTGTCTGCTGCACTACCTTGGGCATCGGCAATGTTTGCAAGCACTCTGTCCTCTTCGAGTGATGCATTGAGCTTGGCATCGGTGATTGCCGTGGTAGTTACATTGTTGAGATTGTCCTCAAGCTGTGATTGCAACTCGTCCTTTGACTCGGCTGCCTCTTTTTCCCTCCGCGCCTTTTCCATATTAGGTGGCAGCTTTGCTTTGATTCCAGCAATACGCAACCACGTTCTAAGTGTGTTGGGATGGACACCTATGTCCCGTGCAATAGACGCATTGGGCATACCTTGGTGATAAAGCTCTAGGGCACGTTTGACCGCGCTCTCGCGGTTTACGTCCTCTGCTGCTTTATCAATATCGCTATTTACTTTTTTCTTGAAAGCCATTATGGTGCGGGAAGTCCCTGTCACTATGTCGGAAGATACCACTAAACGCAAGCAAATTCTTGAACCTCAAATTGATCCCGTTACTAAGATGATGGATGTGGGTGGTTTAATGATCCCACCCACTAGTCTGATCACCTCTTTGCTGTTCGGATTTGCTAACCACCCTAAAGCAATTGCCAAGGAGTATTACTTCTGGCGTATCTGTGATGAACTGTGGAATCGACCAGACCTACCAGAGCAGATGATGGTGCGCCATCCTTGGGCAGAGCGTATGATTCGCGAAGCTATCGACCACAAGTATCTTGCCATTGGTGGTAGCGCCAGTAGTGGTAAGTCCCACACCATGGCTGCTTGGGGGATTGTCAACTGGTTATCTCGACCGAGGGATACCCTCGTGCTCATGACATCTACCACCCTGCGTGAAGCACGGAAACGTATTTGGGGTTCGGTCATTTCATTGTTATCTGTGATAGAAGATATTGCACCTATCAAAATTCGTGACTCTATTGGTAATGCAGCTTACGTAGACGAGAACGGTATTCTGTTCGAAAAAGCAGGACTCTCACTGATTGCGGCCGAGAAGAGTAAGACTCGTGAGGCCATCGGTAAGTTCATCGGTATTAAGCAGAAGCGCGTGATCTTGATTGGTGATGAACTTTCCGAGTTGTCCGAAGCTATTCTCAATGCAGGTCTATCTAACCTTTCGAAGAACCCGTCATTCCAGATGATCGGGATGTCTAACCCCAACAGTCGCTTTGATGCCTTTGGCGTATGGTCAGAACCAACAAAGGGGTGGGAGTCCGTCGATACGCAAGTCGATGACGAGTGGCGAACCAAATGGGGTGGTAGGTATATCCGACTTGATGGTGAGCGCAGTCCGAACATTGTATTGGGTGAAAACAAATACCCTTGGCTACCTACGAAGCAAAAGATCGATGAAGACAAAGCGCTTCTCGGTTCGGAATCTCGTGGCTACATGCGAATGGTTCGTGCTATCTTCTTTGACTCTGACGAAGCGACAGGTATCTACAGCGAAGCAGAGCTGTCTGCTAGTGGCGCTCTCAAGACTGGCATCGAGTGGGCTGAGAAACCTACCTTGGTCGCTGGGATTGACCCCGCCTTTACCAATGGTGGAGACAGAACTATTCTGTATGTAGCATCAGTCGGTTATAATACGGCGGGTCAATACGTCCTTGAGTTCCAGCGAGCAATCCATTTGAACGATGATGCTACCAACAAAGCTGTTCCACGAACTTACCAGATCGTCCGCCAGATTATGGATCACTGTAAGAAGCTGGGTATTACGCCTGATAATGTGGCGGTAGATAGCACAGGTGCAGGCGCACCTTTCTGTGACGTGTTGGCTGGAGAGTGGTCGCCTAATTTCCTGCGGGTGAGTTTCGGCGGCAAACCATCCGACAAACGGGTGAGCATGAACTCCTCACTGACAGGTGAAGAACTCTACACCAACCGTGTCAGTGAACTCTGGTTCGTCGGAAAGGAGCTCATGAGGACGCATCAGATCGCGGGAATCAACAGCGATCTCGCCCAAGAGATGTGTGCTCGCAACTATGACCTTATCAAATCTAGTAGCTTGAAGGTTAAAATTGAGTCGAAAGGCGAGTTCAAATCTCGCTTCGGACGATCACCCGACTTGGCTGATGCTGCCTTTTTGGCGCTCGATTGTGCCCGCCAACGGTTAGGACTCGTGGCAATTGATCCACCAAAGGCTTCAGAGTCAACGAGTTATAAACGACCCATCTCGATCAAGTCACTCCAGAGAGCGCTCTACAACCCGAATGCGTTCCTCAGCTAGTGGTGCTGTAATAAATTTATAGGAGGAAAAAAACTTTCTATATAACGTAGTGGTGCTGTAATAAATTATTACAGCACCAATAGACTTAAAGAAAAGTTTTATAGTGTATGGGAAATTTATTACAGCACCACTAACCCTGTTTCCCGTATCGCCTTCGGGATGCAGGAAACAGGAAACATGGTTCAGTTGAGTGTTGACAATTAGCACAAAATGACGTAAGGGTAACCCACCTCTTATTAATATCGACTATTATGGCAAATCCATCTTCATTCTCTGCTAACTTTCTTGCCACCATGATGCCTACAATGGGCAAGAAAAAAGATCTACCTTATGGCCCTATAACTGTCGACGCCGAAGAGAAGAAGCGATTACTGGAAGAAGCAGATCGAGCACGCAAAGAACTTGCTGTCCTTGAAACTAATATTAACTCAGCAGGGGCTAAACCTAATGTTGACCAAGACCAACCATTTCGCGAACAAATGAAAGGTCGCGAAGTCCTGCTACGTAGAGAAGCTGGAGATCTTCTTGGTGCACAGGGTGAAATGCAAAACCCCAATTATGTTTTGGGATCTGGTAGCTCACTGCGGAAAACCCCACAGCCTATTGCACCAGAGTGGACAAAAATGAACCGCGCTTCCCGTCGACTCCGCCGCAAAGGCTTTGCTGCCCAAGCAGCACAGATGGCAAGTATGGCCGAATTGGAGCGCCTCGGCACTCCAAACCTTACAACTCAAGAGCAGCGTAATCGCATGGCTTTTATGGACATGGAACGAGACGCCAAGGAATACGACAAGAAAAAGACCGAAGATATCTTCGACCAGTATATGCGTATGCGTACGCAAAAGGAAATGGGTTCGGCTAATACCCTTCCAATCTAACTGATTTCTACTTAAAATTATGGCTGAATTTTCATATGCATCTGACATTGCACCACTCCGCTCGACGTTTTTCCCCGCGAGCGGAATGTCGCGTTTACAGCGTCAACAGCTAGACACTAGATACGCTCGCGAAATCGAACCACTCGAAACAAAGCAGCGTGAGCTACAGAGAGACATGCTCAAGATGGTAGAATCTGAGGATGCCTTCGAGATGCAGAAACTCCAGCTTGAAGAAGCCAAGAGAACGGCACAGATGCGGTCTGAGACCAACACCCGACTACCTGAGTTAATGACCGAGCTGGAGTCTGTTCTCGGCAACCCATCGCTCGACTCGAACACTAAAGCAGTTGAAGTTGGTAAGCTCAACATGAAGTATTCCAATCTCGCTACATACAATCCAAGCGTAGCTACTTTGCTTAGTGGGGCTAACAAACAGGTTTCTTCACTACAATCAATCGAGGCAGACAAAGCTCAGAAAGCAGCAACGAATGAGCAGAAGAGATTGTCTGTTATCAGCTCGGCTATTCAGAGTGGCGATACTGGTCTCGTCAATAAGCTAACTGATCCTGCAACCCGCGACACTGTAGATATTAACACGGCTTATCAAACGCTTGCTCAGCGTAGTCAAGAGGAGAAAAAAGCTGAGCAAGAGTTAAAGCAATTGCAGGGTCAATATCAACAGTCTGAGAACATCCGTAAGTCACAACTTGGAATGTTCCAAAATTTCGAGACTGCAATTCGCTCTATGGGTCGCACCAAGGGCGATGAGTATACTGCACCTTCGACTACGTTAGAGCGGACTCCAGAGCAAATTCAACAGGAGGCAGACTCAGAGAACTATCGTGGAACGAAGCTCACCCTCAATGACGCCGAGCGTGTGCGATTGCAACAAATGTGGCTCGTGCTAAATCCGACGATGAAGCCCGAGAATATGCCTGCCGACAACGCATTGCTGTATCAAGACGTATCAAATAAAGTATACTCTGGACTTTCGTCATATTCGCTTTCGCCCCCCAAACCTGCCTCAGCAGAAGAAAAGGGCTTCGGCTCTTAAATAGACTTTTCCCAAATACATTACATCCTCAGCTATGTCTGACCCAACCACTACTACCATACCAAAGTCCTTGCTCGGAGCAACTAACTCTCCGACTTCCGCAGAACCTACCTACACCCCATTCAGCGAATGGTCGGCAGATAAGGCAGATCAAGATCCTATCCAGCTTCGAATGGGCTATGCAGACTACATGCGCCAGACACGTCTGGATGCCAATGCACCTATCACCGTAGAAGTCGAGAACAACATCCAACAAGGACTTTACAGCTCACTAGTATCGGCTAATCTTTTGGAAGACGGGGACGTAGAGAAGTTTAATTATCTCGTCTCTCAACAAAATGTTGAGCCCGAGTTTGATGATAAACTCAAGTTCACCATAGCAAACCTTGGTTATGATGATGCTGATCGCGATGCACTCGTCGAATTCAACTCGATTGATAAGGTTGTAAAACAAGGTAGCCCCTACGGTATCACCGAGGAAACCATGGCCAAACATGCTGAGCTCAAAGAGGTAGCTAATAATGTCATCCTGAATCGCTTCAACGATGCCAAGATCCAAGCGATCAATAACAACAAGATCCCATTTGCCGTCTTCGAAGATGACAATGGCGAACGCATGATTAAGACCAGTGACCTCGCTTCTTCGATGAGTCTCAATGAGGCACTCAAAGCTTCTCGTGTAGCAGGCGCATCTTTAGCAGATGCTTATGTAGCGCAAGATGAATTGTCAATTCCCGAGGGGTCGACTATGCCTCGCTACAAAATAAAGCGCGTTGCCGAAATGGCGGAGGTCTTGTCGGAACTTTCCAAAAAAGATAAGTCTATCCAATCGACCGTAGAAGCCCTTGGATCAAGAGCAGCATTGCAGGAGTATGATATGTGGGACGAGTTGTCCTATAGAGGAGATGAGTTCTCAAAAGATATTGGCATGGTAGCAGCCAAAACTATTGGACTATTTTCTGAATCGGCGGCAAAGAAAGCTGACGAAGACTACAATGCTCGCAAAGAATTAAATAGCTTGACTAGAGAGAACTTAGAATTCTTCAGAGGATCGATTACCAAATCGCTCGAAGATTCTGGGGTTTTTGACAAAGGTTCTATTCAGCCTGATGACGTAGACATGCTGATCAAAGAGATCGCCATTGATAATGCAGCGCGAAAAGGGAAGTTTATCCTGCATGATGAAGAAGGTGAATACGGAAAAAATATTCGCAAGACTGCTTTAGGCACGACCATTATGCAGCCTGCAGCGTTGATGAACGAAAATCTGTTCAACAAAACCATCGAGGCCCGCTCAGACCTTAGTGCTACTGACCGTAAAAAACTCCAAGCGGATCGGTTAACGACCCTCACAGACAATTTTACTGTCGCCGATAAAATCTTTCGTCGCACGGGAAGCGAAGATAAATGGAACCTCGCAGTAATCGAGGGTCGTCAACAAGGCAAAGCGAACCATGAAATCCTAGGCGACTTCCTAAAGGATGACGATAACTACAGCAACTTTGTAGAAAGATCTAAGGGAATCGGCATGTCTTTTGTATCTGGCGTTGCCCTTCCTGTATTGGGAGTTCTGACCGCCATGGGTAATGATTGGTCTGCAGATACACTAACCCAACTGGCACAAGACAATGCGGATCGCCGCGAGGTTTCCGAAATGTTTGGTCAGAAAATGGGCTTCGGGCAAGACTTGGCTGAAGCGCTCGTGCCTATGGTGGTCGATATGGGCGCTACTGCTCTTTTAGCCACTTTTACAGCACCTGCTGCAGGTATCGGGGGTGCTGCATATTTAGCAGCAAAACAGGGAGCTCGCCTTACCATGAAGGGTATGGTGCAGGGTATAGCCAAAGGAGCTTTCAGAGTTGCTGCAGGTGAGACAGCGGAGGCTGCCTCTAAACGAATTATCGCCGCTGGTCTTATCAGAGAGTCCGCTAAGACAGTTACTGGAGAAGGAGCTCTTGCTGCTATCAAGGCTTTCAACAGTCTTACAGCACAACGCATTGGGACATCAGCAGCTTCGTTCATTCCCGCAGCTACACGTTCTGGTGCTGGAACATATGGAAGCGTATCACTCGCCCTCAAGAAGAAACAACAAGAGCTCAAGCTTACTGATGAAGAGATTCATGACCGTGCTTTAGGTGCTGCTTTGACTAGCGGCATGGTTACTGGTATTATTACATCTGCCTTCGGCGCATTTGGCAAAGCAGGTGTAGAAGATGCAATGCTACGTGGACTCACGTTCAAACAAGCAAAGAATCTTTTAGGGTCACTAGCCAATGTCAAAAATCTTAGCGATGCTAAGTTTAAAGAGGCAGTCACTAAACAGCTGTCCGTCTCTATCAAAAAGCTAGAAAAATCCTCGAAGACTGGATTCATCAAAGACGCTGTTGACGAAGCACAAGAAGAAGGGCTCGATCAGCTTCTGAACAGTTTCGTTGAAGATGCTGCTACTGATGAGAATACTCCTTTCTTGGAACGACTCAAACAGACTATGTATGCAGCAGCGATGGGGGCTACCTTAGGTGGTGGCGTAACACTCACACGCACTGCTTGGAATAAAGTCAACCCGTTCAAGAACCAAGCAACTGTCCTGCAAGAAGGAGTTAGTCTGCAGCGGCAGTTTATTACAGATGTAACAAAACGCTTGAATGACTCTGGTAGCCCGATCACTGCTCAAGCAGTCGGTCGAATCCTTACACAACAGGCCCGTTCTCGACCAGCGCCTGCCCGCAAAGCACCTGCAGCTACAACACCAGCAGCTACAACACCAGCAGCTACAACACCAGCAGCTACAACACCAGCAGCTACAACACCAGCAGCTACAACACCAGCAGCTACAACACCAGCAGCTACAACACCAGCAGCTACAACACCAGCAGCTACAACACCTGCAGCTACAACACCAGC